AATATCCAGCTGGATTAGAAACACCGCTTCCAAACACTCCTCTTGTTGGTGATCCACCAGGTGCAACAAACCATCTTTGAACTGTTAAGTCACCAAAGTCTGCAGCATTACCAGCAGAAGCTATAGTTATATAATCTATAGTATCATACTCATCATAATTTGGAGCACTTCCTGATTGACCGCCAGCAAACACACCTCTTGTAGTAGAACTATGTGATCCAACCCTTTGTCTACCTACTGTTAAATCTCCAAAGTCAGCACCATTACCTAATGATTGAAATTCAAGAGAACTCATATTAACTGCCCTATCAGTATTTGCTCCCCACACTCCTCGTGTACCATTAGAACATGCACCTGCTCCATAATGTTGTACTGGTAAATCTCCAAAATCTGTAGCATTACCAAGTGTTGGAATATGAATCATATCCACGTGTTTACCAGGACTAGCCTCTCCACCACCTATAAATCCTCTCCCTGATCCAGGCATATAAGTTACTGATGGTCTTTGCTCTACACCTATTTCTATACCACCATGACAATCGGAGACAGCATGCGATGCTGTTCTTGCAACAGTTAAATCGCCAAAGTCTGTTGCATCTCCTCCATCTTGAATATTTAATTGATGAACTGTATTAACAACGCCACCTCGATTATAAACTCCAGTAATACTATTAGAGGTTCCCCTACCATTTTCAGTAGTGCCTGATATCGCATTACCAAAATCAACTGCATTACCTGTTGTTGCTATTTCAATTTTTTGTATATCTAATGTTACTGTAGCCGCTTGACCACCTTGTATAGACATTCTAGTATTACTACTAAAACTTGATTGGCTTCTTTGCACGGCAATAAGATCACCAAAATCAGCAGCATTACCTGCACTTGCAAATGTAATAAAATCTATGATGTTCATATTTGCATTACCACTACCAGGATTTAAAACTCCTCCAGCGCTAATGCCTCTTGTAGGACTTCCGCTATTCGTGTCTAATGCTTTTGCTGATGTTAAATTTCCAAAATCAACAGCGTCGCCCATGCTTGCTATTTGAACAAAATCTTGTACGTCTGAATGACTAGGGGTAAGACCACCAGATGTCACTTGTCTTGTCATGTTTGCCATACCAGAAAGATAAGATCTTGCGACTGATAAATCACCGAAATCACCAAAATTACCTGTTGATTTCATTTGAACATAATCAATAATATTTGAATTACCACCATCATATCCTCCAGTGCATAT